TTTAACAGAAAACATAGAACAATTACAATCAGAAAATTTAAGAAATGTTTATGACAATCCGAATACATTAGAAGGTATAAACAATGTAACTGGTGATATTGTATTTGAACCACACCCATCATACTTTGGAATTTTTCTAAAAGCTGTAATGAACAATTGCACAACAACTTTTTCAAGTTCTAAAGCAATTCATGAATTTGTACCAGCACAAACAGAATTTGACCCTAACTTTACCCTGCCACCATATACAATTAATTTATACAAAGCAGTAGGTTCTGCTTATCAATATACAGATGCAATGATTCATACACTTGCAATGGAAATAACAGCAGGTGGTATCATTAGTGCTACTGCAACAGTTCATGCTAGAACATCATCTTTAATGAATCCAACTACACCAAGTTTTATAAGTGCAGACCCATTCACATGGAATGAAACTTCTTTATCAGTAGGAGCAGAAGGAAATGGTGAATTTGAATCAGCAACAATTACAATTGATAACCCAATAGAAGGTGTAGCAACACTTAACGGACAAAAAGTTCATGGTAAAGTCAAAAGAACAGGATTCAGAACTGTATCTGTAACTGGCGACCAAGACTTTTCATCTCAAGCTGAATACAATGCTTTTAGAGCACAATCAAGGAGAAGATTTATTTTCTCTATTACTGGAGATAGTATAGGTGGAGGCAACAATAACTTTATGTCTTTTGATTTACCAAAAGTAAATTATCAAACATATACTAGTCCAATAGGTGGTCCTGGAAGAATCACTGCTGCATATGAAGGTAATGGTGAATTTGACACTTCTTCAAGTTATGCAATAAGAGTTACAGTACAAAATACAAGAACATCTTATTAAAAGGGAGGGAAACTCATGAAGTTCAAAATAAAAGACAAAGAACTTAACATAGAACCTGCGACTTTACGTCAAATAGCAGAGCTTGAAAAAACTGCTGGTTCTCTTGCTGATATGGGACAAAATCAACCCATAGAGTCAATAATCAAAATTGTTGGAAGTGCTTTATCTGCATCTGAACAACAAGAAGGTGTCGATATTGATTGGTTACTTGATAACTGCAATATGCAAGAGATGTCTAAATTAAATGATGTAGTAACACATTTTTTAGGGGTAAGTCCAGTAGAGAACAACGAGAGTTCATAAAAATACTTGATTTCTTTGCCGTTCATTATCGCTGGACCAAAAAAGACGTAGAACAACTTACTGCTGATGAAATCAATCAACTCTATGGTATAATTTCCAGAAGAGAACGCAAAAAGGCAAGGTAATACATGGCAAGTGGCAAATTAAAGATTGATATTGATGTCAAACAGGCTTTAGGTTCTGTTGCTAGACTAGAAACTACTTTTGCAAAACTTGATAAATCTTTAAGTCTTTTATCTGCTAGTTTCAAAACTTTTTCTATTGCTTTATCTCAAAGTAATAAAAATTTAGGACAATTAACCAGAGGCTATACAGTTTTTGGTCAAACATTATCTAACGTTAGAAAAGAATTTACAGCTAATGTAAGAATCACAGAACGTGCAAATAATAAATTAGCTCAAAATAGACAAAGAATGGCAGCTTTAATTGCACCAACAAAAAGTGCAGCATTAGCTACTAGTTCATTAGGTAATGCACAAAGAAGAACAAATACTACTTTGAAAAATGGTGGAGAAGCTTTTGCAAATATTCGTAGAGCAGCTCTTGCATATATTGCTGCTTTAGCTACAGGTAGATTGATTGAATTTGCAGATTCAACTCAAAGAATAGACAATAGAATAAAACTTGCTTTAAAACCTGGTCAACAATTTGAACAATTATTTGATAGAGTAGGTAAAACAGCTATTGGTTCAAGACAACCACTTGAAGCAACAGCTACAGCGTTTTTTAGAATATCACAAGCATCTAAATCTTTAGGTATATCGCAAGATGCAGCTTTAGAAGCTACAAACTTATTTAATAAATTATTAACAGTACAAGGTGTAACAAGTCATGAAGCTCGTTCTGCTTTATTACAGTATTCACAAGCACTACAATCTGGTAGATTCCAAGGTGATGAATTTAGAGCTATTTCAGAAATATTACCACAAATTCTTGATTTCTTAGCAGAAGCAACTGGAAGAACAACTGCTGAACTTAGAGATTTAGCAAGACAAGGTCAAATAACTCCAAGAGTTATGTTACAAGCTTTATTTGAAAATGCAGATGAGATAGCAAAACAATTTAACAGAACAAATGTAACACTTACTCAAGGCTTTAATATTTTAATGACTCAAGCACACCTTAGTTTTTCATCAATAGTAAAAGATGCTTTAGTATTAGAAGCAATAGGCAATACATTTAAAACTTTAAATACATTGTTAATAGCTTTCTTAAATACTGTCGGAATGGCTCTAAGGGCACTTGGAGTAGTAACTCATTTCTTTAACGAAATTTTAGCTGTAACTATTATTCATTTTAGAACATTAATTGCATTAACATTGGCAAAAACTCTTAGAAACCTTAGTGTTGCATTTGGAATGAGTGCGAGAGCAGCAGTAGCATTTAATATTGCTATAAGAGCAAATCCATTATTCATTTTTATTACAACTGTAGTTTTAGCAGCAGTAGCTCTAAGAAAATATTTTGTTCAAATCAAAGAAGCAATATTCGGTCAAGAAGAATTAAATGAAGAAACATCAAAATTTAATGCCTTGTTAAGTTTGTTTGGTGATGCTGTAGAAGCAGCAGGAACAGAATATGGAAAATGGTCAATGAATCTTCAGCAAGGTGCTGTGGCTATAGGTACAATGTTAGCACAAAATGTATTAAAAGGAATAGATGATATATCTGCTGCACTTGGAAGGGCATTAGTTACAGGTGAAAGTTTTAAAGATGCTTTTCTAAATATAATGAATATTGTTAAAGTAGCAATTGTAGAAGCACTTGTTCAAACACTTGTTAAAACAGTAATTACAGCATTATTTGCTTTTATCGCAAAATTAGCAGAAGATATCAGAGATTTTAGAAGGCAAACTGTAGACCCTGAAATAAAATTAGCAATGGAAAATGCAAAACAAGCCAAGTCTTTAAATGAACAAGTAAAAGCAATGGAAAGACTTAGAGAATTGCAGGATGAAAAAGGGGTAGACCCATTTAAAGATAATATATTAAATGTACCAAAGAAAACACCTGAAGGTTTTAACCCATTTGGAGCAATAGGTGGTGGTTCTAAAAGTGGTATTGGAACAAGTTTAACAACAGGTGCATTAATGTCAGCAGGTGTTCCACCTGTTTTATCACAATCAATTGCAGCACCAATAAATAAGTTAGGAAAAGATATTTTAGGTGGGCTTAATATGAATAAAATGGGAATAGTAAATAAATTAACAGGACTTGGCAATATTACAGAAGGTGTTGGTTTAAAACAAATTTCTACTTTAACAAAAGGATTTGGTGGATTAAGTGGTTTATTAGGTGGAAGTGGTATACCTGGTGTTGGTGGAATAATTAAAAAGGTTGGTAAGTTTTTTGGAGGTTTTGCTGAAGGTGGGCGACCACCAGTTGGTTTGCCATCAATAGTAGGTGAACAAGGACCAGAAGTATTTGTCCCTGATTCTGCTGGAACAATCGTGCCTAACAATCAATTAGGTGGTACAATAGTAATTCAAAGATTAGAAATATTACCAAATGCTCAAATAGATGAAGCTCTAACTGCAAAACCTTTATCTTTTTGGACAGCTCTTACACAAGAAAAAATCTTACCAGCACTTAACACTTTAGGACAACAAGGTAACACAACAACTCTACAATTTAGGGAGAACAGATAATGGCACAATTACTAGGTCTACCAAACTCAAATTATTTAAATGTTGGTGATAGTGCTACATATGGTTATACCTTTGAGCATATGTTTGATAAAAAAGATATAAGAACAAAAGGTGGTAAGCTTTTTACATATATAACACCTTCTGCTTCTTTTAGAAGATTTAAAATACCAATGACATTTGTAGCATCAAGTGATGTAAGTATTATCAATAGTTATTTTGCAACAGCAACAAATTTAAGATATATAGAAGATGATACTTTTCCAAATAGTTTTTATGAAGTAAGAATAGTGGGTATGCAAGAACCATTTGATAAATTTATAAAACCATACTTTAGACAACATTATGCAGGAGAAATAATAATAGAAACAGTATGAATAATAGATTTTGGTTAGGATTAATTTTCTTTTTTGGTGGATTGATGCTTTTGATAAAAGGTCTTTATTTGATTTTGTTATAGTGTAAAATAGTAAAATGGCACATATTTATGATTCAGCTAGACAATTTTTTGCGAGTGGTAGTATTAATCTAGCTACAGCTACAATCGGAGTAACATTAGTAAATACTACTTTATATACTTTCAATGCAGCACATGATATGTTAAATGACATTCCTGTAGCAGCTAGAATAGCAAGTAGTTCTTTGTCAAATGTTGCTGTGTCTTCAGGAAGATTAGATGCTGATAATTTAGATATTGCTACTGTTGCAGTAAATAGTGTAATTAATGCAGTAGTACTATTTATTTCAACAGCTAACTCATCAACTAGTCCATTATTATTTATACAATCAGAAGGAGTTGGGTTTCCTGCCACACCAGATGGTGGTACTGTAACTGTTAACTTTGAAGCATCAGACCCATTTATATTAAAAATCTAATGGCATTACAAGGGTTAGTTGAACAAGGAAAAGTTTTACAAGTAGTAAGAGGAACATTATCAACAAAGTTTAGTCAATCTACTGCTACTTTAGTTGACATAGGACTTGATGCAACAATAACACCATCATCATCAACATCTAAAATTTTAATTCATGCAACTATATGGAGTGGTGGTGAATTTGATGCTTACCCTTATTTTTGTTTATTTAGAGGTACAACAAAATTAACTGCTTTTGAAGGGAGTGCTTCAAGTGGTAATCAGATAAATGTTTTTGCTGGTGGTTTTTTCACAGCAATTAGTAGTATGATTTATAGACAACATTGTTTAAATAGACATTGTTTAGATGAACCAGCAACAATAGCTGCCACAACTTATAAAATACAAGGTGCAAATCCATACACAGCAGGTGGAACTGGTAATGTATTTGTAAATCGTTCATCGAATGATACCAATTCTTCTTTTGTTCAAAATCCACAAAGTGAATTAGTTTTAATGGAGATAGCAGAATAATGCCAGATTATCATTGGGTCATAAAAGATTTAAGTCCAGATGCTGAATTTCAAATTTGGGATAATGATTTACAAAAAATAAATTGGATTAAAAATCCAGACAATATAACTGTTGAACAAATAGAAGCTCATGCATTGATATGGCAAGATAATCAAGATAAATTAAAATATAGAGAACAAAGACAATTTGCTTATTTAAAAGAATTAGGTGATTGGACTGAGCAACTCGATATGATATATCATGATATAGATGATTGGAAAGCTAAAGTTAAAAATATAAAAGAGAGGTTTCCTAAATAATGGCAATAGCAGGAGCAATAGGAATTATTGGAGCAAACCAAATAGAAAATGGCTCTATAACAAATGATAAATTAGTTAACGATAGTGTTACAGTTAATGGAACATCAATTGATTTGGGTGCATCAGATACAATTACAGCAGGTAAAATATTACAGGTTGTTAGCACAACAAAAACAGATGGTTTCTTCACAACAGTAAATGAATCTTTTACAGATATAACTGGTCTAACCCTAAATATAACACCAAGTGCAACAAGCAGTAAAATACATATAATTGTGCATACTCAAATGAGTGGTAATGAATTATTTTATTTGCAATTAGTACGAGGAAGTACAGCAATTGGTATCGGTGATTCTGATAGCTCAAATAGAGTTGAATGTTCCGTTGGTGGAGATTTACAATCTTCTAATAATGATAAAGTAGCTGCAATGGGATTTAATTTTCTTGATTCACCAAATACAACAAGTGCAACAACTTATAAAGCACAATGTAGAATATATGGAACTTCTAAAACATTAACAGTTAATAGAACTTTTAATGATACAGATGCTACTTTTAGTGGTAGAGGAGCAAGTACAATTACTGCTTATGAGATAGCAGGATAAGAAAAAAAATATGAATTATAATGTTATATCTGCAATTTTAGCTTTAGACCCAAATGCACAAGTAAGTGTTAATGGAGATGGTGTTGACCAAATTACTTGGCATGATGGTAATCCAAACAATATTACTGGTGAACAGATTATAGCAAAACAAGCAGAATTAAAAATAATCTATGATTCTTTACAATATCAAAGAGATAGAAAAAAAGAATACCCAAGTATTGAAGACCAATTAGATGATTTGTATCATAATGGTATTGATGGTTGGAAAACAACTATTAAAGCTGTAAAGGACAAATATCCTAAGGAGTAAACAATGCCTATAGCAGGAAGATTGAATAGAATAGAAGATGGAGCAATCACTACTAATAAAATTGCTGATTCGAATGTAACATTAGCAAAAACTGAATCTGCAATAAAAGAAAATATTGTTCTTGCATGGGTATCTTTTAACGGTACAGGAACACCAGCAATAGAAGATGATTTTAATGTTTCGACTATTACAGATAATGGAAATGGTGATTACACAGTAAATTATACAAATAATCTACCAAATGATGATTATTGTTGTGTAGGAATGTCTATGAGAGATAGTGATAACATTTCTGCATTATGTATGAAAGGAGATGCAAACCCAGCAAGTTTTAAAAGAGTAGAATCAGTTAGATTATCAAATAGAGATAACGCAAATAATGCAGTTGATTGCTCTAATGCGTCAATAGCTTGTTTTAGCACATCATAAGAGGTATATTTAAATTATGTCAAAAGTTATAATCTATAATCAAGAAAATGGAATTATGGCAATATGTGTTCCAGCAAATAACTCTGGATTAACGGTAGAACAAGTTGCTGAAAAAGATTGTCCAGAAGGTGCAAAAATTATAGAAAGAACAGACCTTGATGGATTAGATAATGATTTTAGAAACGCTTGGTCCTGTGATGCAGACATGAATCCAACAGTAGATATGACACTCGCTAAAGATGTTTGGAGAGATAAAATAAGAAGGGCAAGAAAACCTAAATTAGAAGAACTAGATATACAATATATGAGAGCACAAGAAGCAGGAGATGATACTTCTGCAATAGTCGCAACAAAAAATAAATTAAGAGATTTCCCAGCAAAAGCAGAAATAGAATCAGCTTCTACAGTTGAACAACTTAAAGCAATATGGGATAATGATTTAGGAGATAAATAATGGCACAAACAGTAGTAGCAACAGGAGCAATAGCCGTGAGTGCAACAACAGTAGTTTTTTCTACTGCTGTAGCTGGTATATATTCTACACTTATTGATTTAACACCAATGGTTTCTGGAGCTAATTATAATATTAGTATAAGCAATTGTACAATTGTAGCTTCTGGTAACAAGGTTGTAACAAGAGATAATTTTAGTGGTGCTCAAGATGAACCAATGTTTTTTGCTCCTCCAATGCATACAAATAAAGGTTATAGCGTAACTATCGTAAAAAGTTCTGGAACAACAGCAACATTACCCTTTGAAATTACCCAGTTTTAAATAATAGTATATAATTAATCTATGCTTGGAAGTTTTGCTGGTACATATAGAGCTCAATCAACTTATCATTTTATACCACCAGATAAGAAGAAAAGAACACCAGGATTAGAAGAATTTTCTATCTACTATACGAGTCTGCCACCAGAACGTAAAGATATAAAACTTGGTTATTGGCACAAAAATCCATATCAAGGGTATGGAGCTATAGCAACTGAGCCAATAATGGATATGGACGGAGTTGACTTTCAAACAGCAGTCGGCTCTGTAACAGTATCTACAACTGTAGAAGTTTTAACAATGACAGGTGTTGACTTTGCAAGTGAAGTCGGCTCTATAGATTTAGCAACAGTTGTAAAGTCAGAATGTCGTGTAGGTCATGAACTTACACCATTCTTTTTAGAACAACAAGCACTTACTAATCCAAGGTCAATAGTAAAACAGTTTACCTTTAATGGCTCTATAATGACTGATAGAGTTGTTAAATTTCCACCAATAAAAAGAAACTATACAGATGTTGTAGGTAAACCATTTACAATGACAGTAGAAAATGCATCACAACTTTTCAATGAATTAATACAAAATAGAACAAAATTTAGATTAGATGGTGAAATAAACTTCGGATATCAATTTAATCCATCACATATTGATTTTGCTTGTATTGGAAAAGGTGCATTAACAAATGCAGATTACTCAGATTCACAAGTTACGATACAATTTAAAAATCAATTAGATATATTAGCACAGAAGAAAGTTTCTACAGATACTACATCAAATTTAGGTGCTCCATTTGTTGGCTCTAATTATAATCCTGCTGATATAACTTTTGAAATATTAACTGCAAATTCATATGGTTCTAAACTTGATAGTACTACATCACAAGCAAACACTGATATAGATTATCAATCTTGGCTAGATTGGAAAAATACATTAGGCTCAGAATCTATAGTTGTACAAGCATTTTTCCCACATGGAGCAAATTATGTTCAAGCCTTACAAGCTATTGCAGAAACAACAGATGCTGCAATATATGTAGAAGCAAACAATAAATTGTTTTTTAGAAGAAATTTAGTTGGTGTACAAAGTTTTAGTGCTGTGGTTTCAGATTCTGACATTATATCATTTGATGCAAAAGCAGATGCGTATGATATGTGTAATCAATTTAGTGTTCCTGTATCTTTTGCAGTTCAATCAAATCAAGTAGTTGGTCCAGCTTCAACTGTAGTTAGACAAAATGCAAGTTCAATAAGTTCATTTGGTGTGTTAGAAAAACGAACAACTACAAATATGATGTGGTACATAGATGCTGCTGGAGCAAGTAATTTAGGAGATAGAATCGTATTTAGAAGAAAAGAACCAGAAGTAGCTTTAAGTATAAAAACACCAATAAAATATTTACAACAACAACTTGGCGACCTTTTCTTTGTAAATATAGATGAAGTTGGTATATCTGACCAACCTTATACTTTAATAGGAGAAACAATAGATATAGAAAACAATACACAGACTTTAGAATTATCTATAGGTCATGGTATTGCAATATCAAATGTAACTGTATTTGAACTTGATGACCCAGACTTGGGTACATTGAACAATACACGTTCTGTGATAGCATAAAGATATGGCATTTACAAATTTAAATTTTGCATTTGGTTCAAAATTGACATCAACACAACTGAATCAGATACAAGGTAATTTTACAGCAATAGCACAACAACAAGATGGTTCACCAGCAATGGACGGAATCAACGAAGCTTATATTACATTTTTTGCAAATACTAAAGCAGAACTTATAACAGGTAAAAATGTTACATCTGTTAC